ATCCAACCTCAAGCTGCATCACATGGAGTTACCCTCCACGCAGCTAACGTAGTTGTGTTTTGGTCACCCGTGATGTCTGTTGAAACCTATATACAATGTTGCGCTCGGGTTGATAGGGCGGGACAAAAAAACAAGATGACCGTAGTCCACCTACAGGGTTCCCCCGTTGAACAAAAAATTTATAAGATGTTGCAGGGAAAAATTGATAACCATGTTAAATTAGTTGACCTATACAAAGAGGAGTTTGAAGATGGCATATAAAAACTTTAATTCTGCAAAAGAATATCAGGCTGTTTATCGCGAAAACAACAAAGAAAAATTAAAAGAGTGGCACAAAAAATGGTACGAAAAAAATAAAGAACAAGTTAAAGCTAAATTAAAAGAGTTTAATTTAAAATATCCTGGAAGAATTTCTGAAAACCGTAAAAAGTGGGCAGATAACAATGTTGAAAAACGTCTTTTAAAAGGTGCAAAATCACGATCAAAACGAGACGGTATTTATTTTAAATTAGAATATGAAGATATTGTAGTGCCTGTTAAGTGCCCAATATTAGGTATAAAATTAAAAACTAACAATAGACAAGTGCCAAAATATAATTCTCCTTCTTTAGACAGGATAAATAATAATAGAGGATACACTAAAAATAATATTCAAGTCATAAGTTATAGAGCAAATACTATGAAAGGTGATGCTTCACCTATAGAGTTAATAAGATTTGCTGAATGGGTTTTACAAAATTATAAAAATAGTTGACAAAGTAAATAGTTGTGATATACTAATATCCTTAATGTTTGAAAGGAGAGAATATGGAATTAGATGACAATAAGATAGAAAAGATGATGCAAGCTTCTGTCAATATGAGAGATAAGATTGATGAATTAGAAAATCAAATCACTGAAATTAAAACTCAGAAAGACAAAGTTGATTTAGCTTTAAATGAAGCATGCAGAACACTTAATGTAACTAGTTTGAAAACTAAAGTTGGAACGTTATCAAGAACTTTACGTACAAGATATTGGACAAGCGATTGGCCTGAAATGTACAAGTTTATAAAAGAAAATGATATGCCTGAGTTCTTTGAAAAGAGATTAGTTCAATCGACAGTTAAAGAGTTTTTAGAACAAAACCCTGACAAAGCACCACCAGGTTTACAAGCAACAAGTGAATACACAGTAAGAATAACTAAAAGTAGAACTAAGGAGGAAGTATGAGTACAGAATTAGACGTATTTGGTAGCACCGCAGTAGCAACACATACTCGTAGAGATGATGGCTTTACTGCAAATATAACAGGTAGTTCAACAACTGCTAAACGTATATCTATTCGTGGCGGTAAATTTAGATTAATGGTTAATGGCAAAGAAGTTGAGAAGTCAAATCAAGATGCACTCGATGTAGTTATTGTTAATGCATCACCACACGTGCATAGAATGTATTTCTCTAAAGCATATGTGCCTGGTGAAAAGATGCCACCACCAACATGTTGGACATCTGATAGTCAAAAACCTGATGAAGCTGTTGTAGAAAAGCAAGCAGAAAATTGTTTATCATGCCCACAAAATATTAAAGGCTCAGGCGCTAACGGAACTAAAGCATGTCGTTTTAGTAGACGTGTCGCTGTAGTTCGTGCTGATGATATGAATGGTGATGTATATCAAATGACTTTACCTGCACAATCAATATTTGGTAATGGTACAAAAGATTGTAAACCACTACACGAATATACAGATTACGTTCGTGCTAATGGTCAGAATTTAATGTCTGTTGTATCACGCGTATCTTTTGATGAAGATTCATCAAGCACTAAGATTGGTTTCAAAGCTATTCGTATTCTTAATGATGACGAGTATGCAGTATGTGCCACGAAGTCAACTTCAGAAGAAGCTAAACGTGCAATTACTTTATCAGTAAACGTTAACAAAGATGAAGATGGTGAAGAGTTTGAACAAAAGAAACAACAACCTATTCAACGTCCTGAAGTACTAAAAGTAATAGACGATATTCCTGAACCAACAGTTCGTGCAGCGGAGAAACCTACACCTCCACCAGCACCAAAACCAGCAGCACCTAAAGCAGATCAAGGTGATGTTAGTTTAGATGATCTAGTATCAGATTGGGCGTAATCATGCGTGGTTACTCCCAAGTAGTTATCGAAGCAAACGCTAAAGCTAAAGAAACTACAGGGACACTTTTAGGTGCGGTCTGCATATCACTAAAACACCCTGCTAGTCAAGTAGCGAAAGCGCTTAACGTTTCACGTCAAACGGTGTATGATTGGTTTTCGGGTAAAGCAAAGCCATCAAGAAAACTTGACCAAAAGATTAAGGAATTGATCGTTAATCTTACTAAGTAGCACAATGGGCGAAAGCACCTTTATTTATATATTGCTAGATGGTAGTTAATTTATAAACCGCAAGTAGCCCACCTATTTTAAGCAGCACAACATTTTGAGAGAAAAATGCAAACAAAAGAATTTTTACAACAAGTATGGCCTGATCAAGGATATTATTGTGTCCTTGGTAAAGACCAACAAAATGTAGTAGTTCCTAAGTTTATAAATTCCATAGATGAAGCAATTGAAGTAGTAAATAAATTACTAAGCGATAAGCAAGACGTTTACTTTGCATGTTCAACTTATGTTGAACCCACTGAACGAAAGAAAATAAATGCAAAAGAACAACGTATTCTGTGGTTAGATATAGACTGTGGTTTCGATACAAAGAAACGTAAATGGAAAGACTATGAAACTAAAGACGCAGCACTTGTAGCGTTACGTTCATTCACAGATACAACGCAACTGCCCGCACCTACTATTGTAGACTCAGGTAGAGGTATCCATTGTTATTGGTCTTTTACTGAACCTGTTGATAAAGCTATATGGCAACCCGTTGCTGAAGGCTTAAAGTTTCTATGTGCTAAACATGGACTCAAAGCTGATGGTGCTTGCACTGCGGACATGGCTCGTATTCTACGAGTTCCAGGCACAAAAAATTATAAAGATATATCTAAACCTGAAGATGTCATAGTGCTTAATGTTGGCACTCCTACTCCGTTTGATGAGTTAGCAAGTCTTATCCCTATACATCTAACAGATAAGCCTAAATTTAAACGTCCTTTAGATGAAGCTACAAAAGCTATACTAGGAAACAACTCATCTAAATTTATGAAGATTATAGAACGTTGCCGCAAGGGTGATGGTTGTCCTCAACTTACGCATATTATTACCAAGCAAGCAAGTATAGAAGAACCATTATGGAGATCAGGTTTATCTATCGCAGTTTTTTGTGAAGATTCAGAAGCCGCTATTCACAACATATCTAAACATCATCCTGATTATGACTACGCTAGAACAGAAGCTAAAGCTAGCGCTATTCCACATTGGCATACATGCAGGCAATTTGAAGGCTTACGTCCTGAAGGTTGTGACGGATGTAAACATAAAGGTAAGATTACTTCTCCAATAGAATTAGGTAGAGTTATTTTACGTTCTAAAGGTGCAGATAATGTTATTCAAGCTAAGTCAGAAGAACTAGGTGAAGTAGTTACATATCAAATCCCTGACTACCCTTTCCCATATTTTAGAGGAAAGAATGGCGGTGTATATAAAACGGTAGCTGATGAAGATGAAGAAGCTATTATGGTTTATGACTATGACTTCTATCTTGTCGAAATACTAAATGATCACGCTATTGGTTTCTGTGCATGGTTTAAATTACATTTACCTCACGAAGGTGTCCAAGAGTTTATAGCACCTTTAACACAACTCTTATCACGTGAGGAAGCTAGAAAGATTTTAGTAGCTAAAGGTATTGTTAGAAACGGTAAGAAGTTAGATAACGTTATTGATTACATCATAGCTGTAGTAGATGCTGATCAAAAGCAAAAACCATCAACACCTATGTATAAACAATATGGTTGGAATGCTTTATACAACAAAGTTGTGATAGGTAATCGTGAGATTAGTGCTTTTGGTACTAAGTATGTTCCTGTGTCTGAAGATTTAAACGATGTAAACCCAGCCTTACAAAAGAAAGGGACTTACGAAGAATGGAAGAAAGCTATATCAGTTTATGAAAGACCTGGTATGGAGTTACGTGCGTTTGGTTTCTTTTGTGCCTTTGGTTCTTTACTTATGCCCTTTTTTAAATCTAAAGAAAAGTCAGCAGTAATTAATTTATATAACCCTGAGTCAGGACAAGGTAAATCTACAGTCTTACAAGCTATGACTAGCGTATATGGTAATCCTGATCTATCAGCTAAACTTATTCAAGTATGGGGTGATACAGGTAACTCAGTTATTAATCGTATGGGCTACATGAATAATTTGCCTGCAGCAGTTGATGAGTTTACTAAAGTAACACCTGACCAACTACATGAGTTCTTAAAATTTATGTCAACAGGTCGTGGTAGAAATCGTATGGGTAGTGGCGGCACAAATAAGGAAAGACAAAACGATACCGTATTTAATCTTATTTGCGTTGTATCTTCTAATACAGACTTTAGAACAGTTATGTTCTCATCAAATGCTAAAGCTTCAGGTGAGATGGCTCGTTTCTTACAATTACGTATTGATAAAGATACAAGCTTAACAAAGAAAGAAGCTGATGATTATTTTGGTAGACTATTTGATAACTATGGACATGCAGGGGAAATATACGCCCAATGGATTATATCAAATCTAGAGTCTGTAAAATTAGCTTTAAAACAAACTCAAGAGAAGATAGATAAGGCATGGAACATAGCAGGGGAAGACCGCAAGTATTCTGCTACATTAGCTGCAGTATTTTTAGG